CCGGGGCGCTGGAGTTGCTCGCCGCGATGGCCGTCCCGGTCGAGGCCGCGACCCGTCCGGCGGTGGTCTGCCCCGCGGTGGGGACACTGACCAGGTTCCGCATGGTGGCCTCGACCGCCGGGGCGCCGGCCTCGACGCCGTCGACGATGCCCGCCGGAATCCATCGACCGATCTGGTCACGCATCACGCGTGAGGGCGAGTTGATACCGAGGGCTTTCGCGATGGGCCCGGGGATCATGGCCTTGGCGAAACTGATGAGCTGCGAGCGCAGCCAACCACCCATGCGCTTCACACCGGCCACCAGGCCGCGGATGAGGTCTTGGCCCTTGTTGACGAGCAGTGAGTTCATGCTGCCGAGCGCGGATCTGACGCGCCCGGGGATGCCGCGGATGTAGGAGATGAACTCAACGACCTTGCCCACGGTGGCCGTCTTGAAGCTGGTCCAGCCGTTGCGCGCGACCGTCGTCAGGTACGTGCCCATCGACGAGAGCGCGCTACTGGCACGCCCGGGTATCGCCGCGAGCCACCCCACAATGCCGTTCCACGCTGCCACGGCCCCGGCGCGGATGGAGTCCCAGTGAGAGAGCAGCAGGCCAGGGAGCGTGAAGTTCATGAACATGAAGATCAGGGCGTCCTTAACCCACATGATCTTCGCGACGATCCAGTCCCAGACCGCGAGCGTCGCCGCTTTGATCTGGTCCCAGTACGTGACGAACAGGATCACGAGGCCAGCGACCGCGAGCCCGATTCCAGCGATGATCCAGAAAATCGGGTTGGCGAGTAGCGCGGAGTTCATCGCCCACACAGCCACGGTGGCGATACCGAACGCGACGCCGAGGCCGAGCACTGCCGCAGCGAGGACCTTAGCGACGTCGCCGTGCTCCTGGAGGTACCCGCCGACCTTGGTCAGAATCGGAACGACCTTGGTTCCGAGCAGCTCGACGAACGCCTGTGTGGCATGCCGCTTGAACTGCTCGACCTGTGTAGAGGCGTTGTCCCGGAGCTGGTCACCCATCTTGCCCGCGGACCCTGCGGCCCCGTCCATGCTGCTCTTGGCCTTGTCGACGTCGAGCGCGAACAGGGCGGCGCCGAGATCCTCGCCGGGTCCACCGAACAGGGTCGATACGGCCTGCTTGACCTTCTGTGACTGCGGGCCCGCCTTGCGCATGGCGTCGAGAACTTTGCCGATGGCGTCCTCACCCTTGGAGCCGCCCGAGGCGATGTCGTCGCCGATCTGCTTGGAGTTCAGGCCAAGGGACTTCAGGGCGCTGATCGCACCCGTGCTGCCCTCGGTCGCCCGGAGCTGAATTTCCTTGAACGCGTCGGCGATCTTGTCGGTGTCCTGGGTCCATCCGCCCTGTATGGCCTGGCGCATGAGGCCGAGCGCGGTCGTCCCGGATATGCCGGCCTGCTTGAACACGGGGGAGTATTCGCGGAACGTCTCGACGAGATCCTCGCCCGCGGGGCCGAGTCCCTGCATGCCCTTGGCGAGCAGGTCGAACGCCTCGGTGGCGTCCTTCGCCAACCCGTTCTTGACCATGCCGCCGGCGGCCTGTGCCGCGGTGGTCACGTCGACGTCAAAGACGTTGGCGAGGTCTTGAGCCTTGGTCGAGATGGACTCGATCGCTGCGTTCGTCGCGTCGGCGGGGATGAGTCCCGCGCCCATGACGGTGCGGATCGTGTCCGCGGCCGTCTGGAAATCCTCGGTCACGGCACCGGCGTACAGCTCGCCCGCGACCTGCCCGTACCGCTTGGCGTCCTCGGTGGTGGCGCCGAGCTGGGCGCCGAGCTTGGCTGTGATCTGCTCCTGTTCCATGGCCGTTGCGATGCCACCCATCAGGGCGGCGCCGAGACTGCCTCCGATGGCGCCGAGCGCGAGCCCCTTCAACTTGCCGGTGATGGACTCTCCGGCGCGGTCGGCGCCCTCGCCCGCTCCGTCGGTGAGGCCGTCGCCGAGCGCTGCCCCGGCGTCCTGGCCTCCGTCGTGGGCCTGCTGGGTGGCGCGGGACAGTGCAGACCTGAGCCGCTGGTGAAACGAGGTGAGACCGCGTTCGGCCTCGTCGTCGTCGACGGTGATCGTTGCGGCAAGCTCGCCCACGGTGAGCGCCATGCGCGGCCTCCTTTACGGGGTAGGCCGCGCGGTGGCGCGGTGCTGCGTGTGGAGTTATCGGCCCTTGGGAGCGGTGGGCTCGTCGGGCGGGTAGAGCAGGCGGTTAATGCGGCTGTCCGCGGAGAGCAGGCCGAGGACGCGCACCCGTAGCCATCGCCACGTGCGGGTGTCGAGCAGGCCCGGCGTCTCGATGTCTACGCCGTAGACCTCGTGTAGGTCGGCCTCGACGAGCGGCCACTCGTCGAGGATCTGCGCCCAGCTCACTTGCGGCGTGCGCGCTGCTTTCCTCCGCCGTGCTTGCCCTGGCGGGGGGAGGTAGTACTCGTGGAGCCCCGAGACTGGGTCGACTTCGCCGTATCCGATGAGCGGCGCGCCTTCCGGTTCGGGGCCAGGCGAGAAGGGTCGCCGCCCGCGTTCCAGTAGCGTTCGGCGGCGTCCTTGTTCTGGACGATCCACACCATGGCCGTCACCGCGGAATGCTTCAACGTCGGCCAGTCGACGCCGTCCGCGACCATTTCGGCGTGGGCGGTGCCGAGGACGTCGGCGTACATGTCCCGCTCGGCGGCGTCGGCGAGGATCGCCTCGTCCACCTGGCCACCGTCCGCGGCCGTGGCGGCGGCCTGCATGATCGCCTGCACAAGCAGACCCGTAGCGGCCGACGGGGCGGGAACCGTGTACGTCTTGTCGCCGACGGGGAGTGCGAGCGTCGAGTCGAGCAACTCCCCAAGCTGCTGAAACGCCACGTGCTACGCCTCCTCGGTGAGCGGGTTGTCGATGGGCATCCGCTTGCCCTTGCCGATGAGCTTGACCTTGACGCTGTCGAGGTCGTCGGTGGCGGTGCCGTCCTGCTCCCACTCGACCAGGGCGTAACCCTCGTACGCCTCGTCGCGGGCGTCGCGGTCGTACCAACGCACGTGGACGGTCGCGCCGGTGCCGAACTCCTCGGCGGCCAGGCGCATCTTCTCCTGTGCGGGATTGAACGCCTTGGTGGTCGGGTGGCATCGGTGGGCGAGGGTCACCTCGACGGACCATGCGAGCTCCGTGACCGTGGAGTCGCCCCAACCGTCGTCCTCGTAGGTCGTGCTTTTCTGCTTGGTCTGGTCGATCTTCGGAGAGAAGTCGGTGACGCCGGGGACGATCACCCATGTGGGCGTGACGCCTCCCGTGTCGAGTTCGAGGCGGTACCGGCGGGCGAGCGCGGTGTCGGTCTCGGGGGGCTGTACCGGGGTGTAAACCATGGTGGGGGCTCCTCCTATTCGAGGCGGTCGGACGGCGGGCGCTGCGCCCGGATCGTGTAGTTACTGGTGCGCTCATGGCGGCCGACGGCATCGGCGCCCATCGGCGCGGTGTTCTCGCGCTTGATCAGTCGCGCGGCGGCCGTCCCGAACTGCTGGTTACGTAGGCCGTGAAGGACGGTGAACACGTCCTCGTCGAGGACCGCGGCCGTGCGCGGGTCGGTGGTGGCACGGGTGCGCACCTGGAGGGCGACGGTGCAGTCGGTGAGGCCCGGATCGTCGTCGGAGTCGTACGCGGTGAGGACGATGGCGCGATCCGGGCTGTCGGGCATGACGGTGTCCGTGATCGCGGTCTCGCCGCTGGTGTAGATGCCGGTGGGCCGGTAGGTGCCGACGTCCTGGTCGTCGAGCAGGCGGGCCAGGCCGTCAACAAGGTCGACGAGAAAGGCGCTCACTGGGTCGCCCTCCGCACCTGCGCGGCGATGATCTCGGTGATCACGCCGTTCTCCTCGTGCAACGGCCGTTCGAGATACTTCGCGGTTCGGCCTGAGTCGTGCCGGGCGGTGAGGTCCTCGTGTTGCCGGACGGCGTACGGGGTGTCGTAGCTGACGGCGGCCGTGATGCTGCCTTCGTCCACGGTGACGACTCCGGAGCGTTCGAGGGTGCCTTCCTCGATGGGCACGCGGGCCCGGGAGGCGGCGAGCAGGTGCTCGGCGCCGAGGCGTACGCCCCGGATCGCTCCGGCCCGGATTGCGGCGAGGGCCTGGTCGCCGTTCCACTGGACGTGGGCTCGGCTCATTCGGCGTAGACCTCCGTCGACTCGGGGACGGGAAGGCCCGGCGCGGTGTGTCGGGCGGTCGTCAGTACGCGCGTGATCCGGCCGTCGGGCAGGATCACGCGGGACCCGACAGGGCAGTCGAGGTCGGGGCCAGCGTAGATCTGCGCGGTGGACACGACGATCTCGCCCGTGCTGCTCCGTACGTGCTTGACGGTCTCCGCGACCAGGGCCGCGGCGGCGTACGGGTCGCCGTACTGGGGCCCGTACGCGCCGCTGCCCTGGTACGGCTCGATGGTGATCGTGTGGCGCAGCAGCCACCGGGGCAGCTTCACCAGATCACCCCCGGTACAAACAGTTCCGGGGGCAGGACACACAGGGCGTCCCATGCGGCGGGCGAGAGCTGCCGGGCGGCCGACGCGTACGGAGACACGTCGGTGACCGACCGGCCGAGGGACAGGGGGCCGAGGGTCACAGATCCCCAACCGGCGCCCGCTGCGCCCGTGCTGTCGCCGATCTCGTCCCACCACGCGACCTGCGCACACACGGCCTCGGCGAACCCTTCGGCAACGTCCGGCGCGGTGGGCATGCCATCGGCGCCGACGTCGTACACACAGCTCTTCAGCACTTCCGTGTCAAGGAACCGTGACGCGCGGGTGAGCAGGCTGTCGGCGTCGTCCGGGGCGGGATGCCCGGTGTACGCCGAGAGCTGCTCGGGGGTGGCGTACACGCGGGCCACCGGTCACCCCCCGTACTGCTCGGCGAGCTGATCGCGGGTGAGCTGCTCGGCGTCGTCCTGCTCGGCGCCGCGGGTCACGGCGTACGCGACCCAATCGCCTTTGGAAGCGGAACGGGCCGGCGCTGTGGCGCGGTCGTCGTCGAGCTGCTCGACGCGGTACCCGGCGCCCTGGCAGTACCCGACGACGGCCGGGTCGGACGACTCGGCGGTGCCGTCGACAAAGACGATTCCGCCGGGGCCGTCGCCGCTGTAGCCCTCGACGGGCGTGGTGATACGGGCTCTCATGGTCACCTCACGCGCTCTTGATGTTGCGGAAGACGGCCGCGGCCTTGGTCGCCTTGAGGACCGGAGCGACCGGGCCGAGCTCGACCTCGCCCGTCTTGACGGCGCCCGCGGTCGAGTAGTTGGGAAGCGCGGTGAACACGAGCGGCGCGCCGCCTCCGACGGAAGCGCCGTGGAAGCCGTCGAGGCCGTACCGGACGGCGTACAGGTCACCCAGGTTGGTGATGTTTCCGCCCGCGCCGCCTCCGTCGGCGTCCCGGGTGAGCAGGGCGATGACGTCGGTGTTGCTGCCGGCCTTGGACTTCAGGTCGACCAGCGGGATTCCGTTGTAGGCGGTGACCGGGCGGCCGAAGCTGTCGGTCGTCTTGTCGAGCTGGTCGGCCCACGCTGCGATCTTCTTGAACAGAGAGAGCGTCTTGCGGTTGCCGTAGATGACGTCAGGCATGTCGTCCATGGCGGCGAGCCAGTTGTCGATGTGGACCTGCGCGGCCAGGGCGCTGGCCTTGTCGTTGATGGCGGTCCAGTCGACGTATCCCGTGGCCACGCCGTTGGCGAGCGGCAGGTACTCGGTCGAGGTGCCGGTGAGGATCTTCGACAGTCCGTTGAAGCCGTTCGCGTCGACGGACGTGTCGCCGTTGATGACGGCGTCCTGGAACTTCGCGCGAGCGGCCTTGATGAGCTGCGTCATGTTCAGGGTCACGGCGCTGGACGCGGCGGGGCCGACGCGGGAGATGACGCGGTCGACCTGGAACGATCCGCCGAGCGGGACCAGGTCGACGGTGTAGCGCTGCGACGTGACTTCGGCCGGCACGTACTCGGTGTTGATCGCGCGGAACGCGGCGTCGCGCTGGGAGATCAGGCGCCGGTATCCGTAGGTGAGGGTGTCACCGCCGGTCGGCGACACGGTGTTCTCGAACGTCATCCGGTCGAGGATGTCGGAGCTCTTCTGGAACTCGTCGATCACCTGAACGTCGACGGCGTCCTGTGCGTTGAGCTTGGCCTCAGCGAGAGAGGTGGGCATGGGGCGACTCCTGGGGTTAGCTGCCGCTCATGCGGGCGGCAATGGCCTGGGCGAGGGTGGTGGGGGCGGCCTCACCGGGGGGTGCGCCGAACTCGGCGCCGCCCCGCGGGGGGCCGGAAGGCTGCACGGCGAGGTGCGGGTGTACCAGTAGCACCGCCTTGATGGCTTCGGTGGCGGCCGTGACGTCGGTCGGATTGACGGCCGCGAGAGCGGCCATGGCGGACTGGCTGTCGAGCAGTCGACTGATGTCGGCACCGGCGGCGGGCGCCGCGGTGATCAGGGCCGTCTGGATGGCGAGGGTGCGGGCGGCACCCTGCCCGTCGGTGACGGCCTGCTGCGCCCATCGCGGGAGCCGGTTGACGTCGCCGTCTGCGGGCTGCGGCTCGGGCGCCACGGGGGCCACAGGCGGCACGGTCGGGATGGTGGGCTCTCCGGGCTGCGGGGCGGTGCCCTGGGCCCGTGTGCGCCAACTGGCAGCTTCGGCGCGGGTGGTGGTGATGAGCTGCTGCGCCCATGCGGGCAGGCTCGCGACGTCCTGCGGCTCACCCGCGGGCGCGGCCGGTACTGGCGGCGCGGGCGGGGCGGGCGGGACGGCTGCGGCCGGCGCGGCGGGGGCAGCGGGGGCGGGCGCGGCCGGCGCCGCGGGGGCGGGGCCTCCGTCTCCGTTGCCTCCGGCGATTGCGTAGATGGGGCGGCCGTCTCGCCGGTGGCCAAGGATCGTGCCCGCGGCGTGGCTGGCGAGGGGGTGACGGAACGGACGGGACATGACGGGGCCTCCTGGGCCGTAGTCGAGGGACGGCGCGCGCCTGGCGGCCGGCGTGTCTGGGCAAAGCGAAAGGGCCCGCGCCTGGCGGGCCCTTCGAGGTGGTGCGGGTAATGCGACGTCGGTTACTCGTCGCTGTCCTGGGAGGGGGACGGCGCGGTGCGCGCGTATCCGGAGATCCACGCGGTGCGCAGTACGCCGCGGTAGGGGCATGCCGTCGGGGGGTTGCCTTGGCGCCCGGCCTCGGCTCCCTCCGTGACGGCTCGTGCGATGTCCTCGCGCGTTCCCATCTCGCCTCCCCTACCTCTTGTTCTGGTGGTCGGACTCATTCTTGCGGGCACCGGATGCCCAGCGCTGCTCCTGGCCGGTGGCCTTGGATATGAACTCGGCCTGCGTCAAGCGGCCGTGACTCGCCCACCACTCTTTCAGCTCGTCCGACGCGTGGGCATAGGCGATGCGTGCGGGGCCGGAGAACAGGGTGATGGGCGAGCGTCCGGCGGCCTGGGCCTGCTTGTTGAGCAGCACGCCGCGTAGGTCGTCCTCGGCCTGGAGGTACTGCCTGTACACGTACTCGTCATACAGGGCGCGGGCCTCGGCCCGGGTAAGGGCCGGTGCTGCTCCCTCGGCCACGGCAGCATCGCGGGCGGACTGCTGGGCAATCGCGGTCGCGAGCTCCTCGGAGAATGCGGCGTCGTCGGCGAGGGCGCCCCACCCGTTCGGATCGGGGGCGGGGTCCATCGCCTCGGCGAGCACGTTGCGGTCGGCGAGCATGTCGTCGACTGCGTGGCCGGTGGCGGCCGGCGCGGGGAGCTCGATCGCGTCGCGGCG